TACTACCGTTGTGTCTATCGAAATTTGTTAGTGTTATACGGTTGTTCTTTTCGACCATCCAACCACTCCAAATCATCGCATCACAAAACCCTTTCAAACATACGTTACTATCGAGTAACGATTTTGTAACGCTTGGAGCGTTACCATTTTCGGTCTGTCTGTCGAACCAAATCCATACTCTGAGTAGTTTTCCGATGACGGCATCTGGATCAATTTCTAGCCGTTCCGCTAATGCCCACACCTCCGGCTTGTCCGGGGTGCAATTTTCAAACTTAATCCAATCTCCTGCCATATTAAAAAGAAGGGCAGTCTTTCGACCGCCCAGTTCTAGGAGGTTTTGGCTCTTTTCGGCCTTTGCTATGAATTAATTGTTGATTTATTCCATGTATTAATGTAAAACATTTCATGGAAAAACAGAATAATAGAAAAAAAGGACTATTGCAAACTATTTTAAGAAAGAGGCATAAGTGTATGAAATATAATACATTAACGTAACGAATTAGGAGGTTACAAATGTCTCAGCTTATTTTGTCTGAATTAGATGAAAAAAATGGAGAATTAGTACAGAACGAAAGTAGGGAGTTAATTGAGCGTGTCTCTGAATGGTCTAAAAAAGACCTGAAAGAACTAGCTAAACGCATCAAAGAGAAAACTGGAGTAAATATTCTGTGTACCGATGGCGTTGTCACTAACGTAAGGAAGGTGAGCCATGACCAATAATATTACTCCGATCAGACCACCAAAAAAACTCACTCAAGACGAAATAATCAGGCAAACCATTGACGAATTTGCAACAGGGGATCACTCTCAATATTCAGAAATTGCAGAGGAAGTTTGGAATGATTTTGATGTTGTTGAATTGCTGATGGTTGTTGCAGAAAATGATGGCGATTTTGCAATGATTGGCGAAAGAGTGAATGCCTATGTGTTAGATATGATAAAACACAAATTGAAGGAGAATTGAAATGGCGACAAAAAAACAAAAATTATTTGAACGATTAAGCATAATAAATGTTTCTGAATATGTGGAGAAAAAAAATGGGCTTGATTATTTGAGTTGGGCAGGTGCTTTAAAATTGATGCACCAGAATTGTTCTAGCCTCAAGTTTGAAAAACATTTTTTTCAAGTAGGCAGTACGGAACTCCCTTATACATTTGATCATAATGGATGGGCATTTGTGAAAGTATCTGTGTCTGCTGACAATGAAACAGTTACAGAAGTTTTCCCTGTTTTAAATTATGCGAATAAAGCAATTCAAAATCCTAACAGTTTTCAAGTCAATACTGCACACCAAAGATGCCTAGTTAAGTGTTTTGCTTATCTAGGTTTAGGTATTGACTTGTATCTTAAAGAAGATTTAAGAGATTCTGCTGTTGTTGAAAAAACTATTAATCCAGAGGTTCTTAAAGAATTAATATTGTCTGCTGAACAAGGAGTAGCATCCCTTAAAGATAAATGGAATGAATTGAAAGGTGAAAAATTAGACGGATTTACACAGGATATTAAAAAGGATTTACATGAGATTGCGAAAAAGGCAGATGAAAAAGAGGCAGAACGCAATGCTGAGTAAAGACAGAGAAGGGAGGATCACAGGTTCAGCCGTTGGTGCTTTGCTTGGAGTCAATAAACATTGTTCTAGACAAAAAGCCTTCCGGCAAATTGTGGGCGAGGAAACATTTGAAGGCAACGAGGCTACCGAGTGGGGGAATGACCATGAGGAAGATGCCCTAAATGGATTCGAGAATACTTGTGGTGAATTTTGTCAAGAAACTCTTGATGATCAAGAATTTTACGTTCACACCAAATATAATTATCTTGGCTGCACTCCAGACGGATTCACGTTAAGTAGAAATTTGGTTGAATTTAAATGTCCTTTCTATCGGGTTGTACCTGATGAAGTACCTCCGCATTACTACGCTCAAGTTCAATTCAACATGGAAGTGACAGGTTGCAGAGAAGCTTTCTTAACCTATTGGACACCTGAACATATAAGAGTGTTTCAGATCAATTATGATCCAAATTACGCTACAGTTATGCTTGAATATTTGAAAAAGATTTATACTAAATACATAGAGACAAAAACAGAACCACCGAGATTTTCAAAATCTTCACCAAAACCAACCTTACCTGAAATAAAATGGGAGATTATTTATGACAGAAGAATATGACAATACTAATAGAGGTGTTTTATTTAAAAATGACTTTAAACGTGATAATGAAAAAGCACCAGATATGACAGGCACAATAAATGTAGATGGAGTAGAAAAAAATATTGCTGCTTGGAAAAAAGTAACACAAAAAGGCAAACCAATGCTTTCTATTGCAGTAAGCGAAAAACAGGAAAGCAGTAGTAATGCTCCTGTGCCATCTAATGATGATGACTTTTTAGATTTCTAAAATGTTAAATCTAAATGGCGATGTTGAATATGCTGCTATTTTTCTTGGAATCTTTATCTTTGGTTCTACTTGGCTGTTCTGTTCTACTTATGCCAAGCATAAACCTGATTTTGATGTCATTTGCAAGGTAGAAAACGCTTGTATTGTTGAACAAAAATAAGATATGCTTGCCTTCTTTATATAGATGGTGTCGCTAAAATGGTAAAAAAGGGGGTGAGCATGTCGCCAACAAATGAATTATTTAGTAATGCAGCTAGTAGATGGCTTGTATTAAGAAGAAAAAACCTCAGAGACAATACCTATAAAAAGTATAACCAGGAAACTTCTATCCTTTGTAAAGCACTTGGTAAATATACTGTCGGTAGTTTAATGGAATATCCAAAACCTATTTTGGATTATTTGAAAACATTAAATGTTACCAAGAAAACAATAAGCAACAGATTGATACCACTAAAAGGTGTCTATGATATGTTATCTGTCGAAACTAATATGCAGATAACATACCCATTAAACAATGCTAATATTTCAATGTTTCTGGACATAAAAAAATCGACCTATGTGGTCGATCCGTTTAGTTTGAAAGAGATTGAAAAAATATTAAGTAAAGCCGGAAAAATGAAAAATGCTTTGGAAGTTTCTTTTTTTACAGGTCTAAGACCTTCTGAATTACATGGATTAAAATGGGAAGATATAGGCGAAGATGAGATAAGGGTTAGTAGGAGATTGATTAATGGGAAAGAGGATGATCCTAAAACAGAATCAAGTAGAAGAAGTGTTGCTATTGTTATTAATGGTAATCCTACTAGAGCAAAAACAGCTTTAAACAATCAGAAGCTAGTCTCTAGCTTTAATGAATATGTTTTCCCCGAACAGGTTACTAACCAAGAGTTTAAAAGAATTTGCCGTTTAGCCAAAGTACCTTACAGAAATATATATCAAGCTAGACACAGCTTTGCTAGTAACATGCTTTTAGTCCATGCTCCTAGAGAATGGTTAGCTAAACAAATGGGTCATAAAGATACGACTATGATAGCAGAAAGATATGGTAAATGGATTAAAGACTCAGATATTACATTGTCTGGTAATTATATAACTCAATCCTCTTGACCGAACATATGGTCTAATTTTCTTTTCTCATTAGTATAGTTTAAGTGTTTATACACTAGACTAACTATCAATGATAACAATGCAATCCCCAAAGCTATTGGTGTTGCGTAGTGGTCAACATAGGCTAGAAAGCAAGTAAGTCCTGAACAGGAATAGAGAGTAAAATCTATCGCTTTAACTACTGCTTCAGGATGTTTGTACATTATCATTCAGCCGATTTATCGTTGCCGTTTAGGTTGGTTGATGTGTAATTCTTAATAGTAAAATCACTCACATCATCGGCATAATACTCTGGCGGTTCAGAATGTTTTACTCGTACAAAACGATAAGCATTATCCCAACCCTTTTTGTTAAAATACCAGAGTAGAATATTATTCAGCATAAGTACCAGGAAAGGCGACATAACCGCATCGAAAATAATCATCGACATGGGATTTTCTATGTAAATATAACTTTCAATCTGTCCTTGTAATAATATTTGCGTAAGCGCAGCTAATGGACTCGATACAACACAAGCCATTATAAAATTCTTTTTTATCGTCCATGCTTTTCCACCTTCTTGCCGGTTAATCTTCCTTAATAATATATTAATCCATAACCCTATTGTGGTTGATAATAAGAGGGGAAAGAAA